CCCATTCTGCTCATGGGATTATTCGGTTTAATTGTATTCGAATTACTCGATATTTTATTTGGAGGAGACGTTGGTTTGAGTTTGAGAAGTAAAATATATGCTGCAATAGGTGTTGTTCTTTTCAGTGGTTTTTTAATGTATGATACGAGTCGTATAAATGATCGAGCGATCGATGTCGTAAATTGTGTAAACTCTGGAGAAGCTTCTGTTAGTGTTTGTGCCGATTATCCGAAAGAATCAATCAACGTATATCTTGATATATTAAATTTATTTGTTGATGTTAGTACACTGCAACAATAATCAATGATGAAAATAAAAATTGATATTCACATGTATTAAACTCACGATTGGAATTACATATGTTAAACATTAATCAGTCTAATATAAAAAATAGACATACAAAACAAAACAAAACAAAATAAAATGAGTCTATCAAAATTATCAATGTTGTCTATTTGTGCAGGAGGTTATTCTGCCTATAGATTTCCAGAACATAAATATATGGCTTTGATTGCAACATCTTGTGGTATTTTACCATCATTGATTGACAATACATGCAAATATATTATCAATAAATATCCGCAATATTTTAACAAAGAAATTATTACATCAGCAGTCACACTCACAAATACAATTACTAGTTTTGCATTGTTTGCATATGCCGCCAAAAAATTTTCTGACTTATCTAAATTACATCAATCAAGTTCTGGCGGGTGGACAGCTAGTATTGTTAATAATTTTATTAGTAATATATATGATGCATCTTACAAATCTGTCCGTTTTGGTTTAATGTTTGGTACATTCGGACTTGTTACATTACTATGTATTCGTCCGTATGCGACAAAAATTGTTAGAGATTGTGTGCGCACTATTGAACGATCCCCGGTTGTAGAACTTTTAACTTCATTACAAAATAATTTGAATAATAACAATCGAGGAGATATTGATATTACATATAATGGTTTCCGGATATACTCGACCAATAGTGCAATCGTTCCCGTAATTACTGAAACTGAATTGGAAAAAATCGCTCCACTCAGATGTCCTAGATTAAATAATTCCAATAGAAATTATGTCGTAAATAAAAATGACAATACCTGTCCTAAGGAATGTTCGACATGTATGGAACCGTACAATGAAATACAAATGTCGAGGACATTACCATGTGGACATTCATTTCATGCTCATTGTATTGATAATTGGGTTCTTATCCGTAGTGCAACGTGTCCGCTCTGTCGTATAGTTTTGAAAGAACAAACACAAACAACCCAAATATCACAATTGTTGCAAACATCACAAAGTAATTAAAGAAATTGAATTGGTTAATAGATTATTTAACTCATTTTAAAATATAGTACTTTAACTTCATCTTTATTTCACAAAATGGATGCTGTAAAGATTAAAAATAAAAAAACAAGACAACAATAATACACAAATTAAGTCAAAAAATAACCCAAAAAAATGAAAATCCTTTTGTTTACATCATCCATCATTATGTACATATGTATACATTTATTATAAAGTTTTAACCAACTAATAAGGTTTGTTATAAAGTTTCAACGAACTAATAAGGTTTGTTATTAGAAAAATGGATTTGTCCAATGGTCTTTTTGCAGTGAACAAACCAAAAGGAATTTCATCGGCTCAATTTCTTAATAAAATAAAATTCTATCTAACTAAAAAGTTTGGTAGAAAAATTAAAATAGGTCACGGTGGAACTCTCGATCCCTTCGCGACTGGTATTCTTGTTGTTGGAACAGGATCTTGTACTAAACAATTAGGTAACTCTCTTACTAATGATCTTAAGAGGTATACTGGTACAATTAAATTAGGATTCATTAGTGATTCATATGATTCCACCGGAAATATTATATCTCACAGTATAATTAATTCAAGTGATTCGACAACTGTTGAATTTGTTCCAACAATTGACGATGTCAATAATGTAATCAAAAAATTTGTTGGGACATTTATGCAAAAACCACCCAAATATTCTGCAATCAGTATAAATGGAAAACGAGCATATGATATGGCTCGGAATAATGAAGAATTTGATATCAAGGAACGATCAGTTACTATATACTCAATCGATATTGTCAGCTATAAATTTCCATTTTTGATCATCGATGTTTGTTGCGCAAGTGGTACATATATTAGATCTCTTGCTAATGACATAGGTGAAGAACTAACTACAGGAGCATATTTAGATGAATTACAAAGAACGGAAGCATATGGTTTCACACTGGATAAATGTTATGATTTTAATATAATTTAAATATTATTTTGCTCCAAATATGTATCCCATTGTCCATATGACTACTTTATAATATAAAGTATGTCCACTGTACACTTCATTGGGATTCAAAAATTTAATAGTTTTTATTTGTTTCCCTTCAATGAATGCACTAAAATCAAATATTGATTTTATTAATAATGAATCAATACACTCATCACTAAAAGTATATTTTAATTTTTGTTTATATTCTAAAAATTCTAAATCAATCATTAAATTGCCTATCATGGATTTATCTGTAATATTTCCGTCAAGGTTTTCATATAATTCACTTGAATCGTTTACTAATTTCATGTCAATATCAATCCCGTCAAAATAACTTTTCCCCTTATAGTCAAATGTATATTTATTGTGTGTTAAATATGATATGGTACATGATGCCAGTACTATATTAATTAATTCATCTTTGGAATCATATGTATTTATGATTCTCCTTACATGTGACTTATACGATTCTATTTCATATACAAAAATAGTTAGGCGTCCAGAACATTTGATATGTGAATCATCTGGAATATGTTTCATCATCATTTCTCTTGCAATATCTGTCAAGACAGTACCTTGTTTAGTTGCTCTTATTTCATTATATTCTTTACTAAATACATTTATATCGACACCTGATAAGTATAATGCACCCATTAATGCACCACCACTAACACCATATATTTTATTAATTTTTGTTTTAATTTTGTTTTCTTTAATTAATTCATCTAAATAGTTTAATATACTGATATGATAAAATGATGAAAGACCACCACCTGATAAAAGTATATTAGTATATTTTGGAAAATTTGTTTTTATATCTATTTTTTGTACCGTATCTTTTATTATTTTGTTGTAATCAACTAGTGCCATTTATGGTTTGAATTTTGAATAATTTAATTTGGCCGTAAGTTTGTCTTCACAAGGACATATATATTGTTAATAAAATAATTTTACTGCAGGCTGAATTTAATAGACAAACATTAAATTTACTGACATGATAATCTAACTGTATTTCCATCTATACTTGTGCTTGTATTTATGTTTCCACCACATTCCCAGTCTACAGTAAATGCTCTGTTCGTACATGATGTATCTCGGTACATTTGACCAAATGTATTATCATTTATAGGTATCCAACAAGCTTTTCTTCCGTTGCATATGGATCCAATTCTATTCGTTACATCTGGATTTACGGTAGAAGTGGGACAATTATTTCCGTATAATGATGCTCTTATTTTTATTCCTCCCCTTGATGTTAATGGTAGCGGTGGAGTTGGCACTATTTGAACTGTTGGTATTGGTTGTCTTATTATATTTGGTTGATTTATTTGATTTTCTTCTAAATAATCAACATCTTCAATCAATGTTTGATTATTTTCTTGACAGCTATTATTATTTTCGCTCAAAATTATAAAACTAGATTTCAAGTCGTTTATTTCTTCCTCCATACCGTATATTTGATTTGCATATTCTGAATTTAATGATGCTAATGAAGAATTTTGTATTCTTAAGTCATCTAATGATTGTTTGTAATTTGTTACATTATTACCAATTTTTTGTTCTAATGCTGTTAATTTGTTATAACAATTTTGATAATTTATTCTTTGAGTTAATTCTCTTTCCTCACTGGAATATAAATCAGAATTGCGTTGTCCATAATTTAACAACAACTGATTATATTTTCCAATATTATCACTCAATCGATCTTCAACAGTCATAAATTTTGTTTTATAACCATCTATTTCTTGTTCAACTGTAGCATATTTATTACCAAAGTCCATTACTTCTTCCTCAGCATTATTTAATCGTATATTACACGATTGTAATAACTGTTCTGAATCATTATACATACCAGAAATTGAATTATTTTGATTTTGTAATGTATTTATTCTTGCATCCTGATCAACTATCGTTCTTTGGTATTGGTTTCTTTCATTGATCGCATCTTGTTTTTCATGACGTAGTGTAGAAAATAAATTTTTATATCTATCCACCTGACTAATACAATCTGCTAGTTTATCCGGTATATATGCATCACTTCCATTTGCATTCAATGGTTCAGGTATAAATGACCGTTCGGGTTTTTCTCTCATATTGACAATAGAATTAACCTTTTCATTGAGTAATCGTTGATTTTTCTCTATCGAACGTTTTCGTTCATCCACACCTGGAAGATTTTTATTTCGATCCTGTCCAAATAAAGGTCTATTTTGTTGGGTAACTGGCATGATACTCATTTCATTCGGCCCGTTTAAACCATTCAATCTGTTTTGTAAATTTGGCATATTCGGTATCCCCGATCTATTCGATGAATTTAATCCTGTTCCTCGCTGTACATTACCAGATCTTGAATTTATTGAACCACTTGATCCCCTCGAACCTCTTGACCCTCCTTGAAATCCTTCGATACTTTCATAAAATATTTTGTATAGAAACCATACTATTAATAATACAATGATTACAATGATGATTATGACTCCTATACGATAATTATTTATTATCGAATCATTATTCATATTTAATAATATAAAGTGTTATATTATTTCAATTATAAAATTTTATTTTGATTTTATTTTGATTTTATTTTGATTTGTTTAATTATAACGGCATTTAATATTATATTTTTTTGAGGCTGTTTTGAATGCTTCAATATAACTTAAATATATCCACATCATTATTACTAAATTAGCAATTATTCCGACCAATAAACCTATTATACCATACGATGAATATAACAACATCGCAACACCGACTGTCCATATAGTAGCAATTTTCATATAATCATGTAACGCATCGATTGCATTATCCATGGTTTCCTCATCTTTTGCAAAATTTTTTACACTAAATTTCGAACTCATTTCGACGCTTCCTATAGCAAATTGAATTGATGAATAAAGAATCGCCTCTCCAATCATTTTAATCTGATTATTGTCTATATATTTTTCCATAATTTGAATTTTATAATAATTTAATACTTTAGTATCGGGAAGTTTAATATAAACTTGGCTCAGAAAATATATTACAATGAAATTTGTTTATTTTAATGTTATTATTTACTACTCTATAATTATTACATTACGAATTTTTAAAAAAGTAATAATAGTTATCATTTTGAATTTAATGAATTCAAT